TTATCGTTCGGTTATTCGTAATTCCTGTTTCAATCCAGTTTGTAACGCAAGAGAGAAGTTAACGCCAGCCTTTTCTGCTTCGACATTCAACCATGAGGGGATCGTGCAATTTTTCCGAACTGTACGCATATCGTTTTTCCTTCGGTATTCGGCAAAATCAACATCAACCAGTGATACAATGTCTGAGTTCTTTTCTGGTTTTATGGATGCAATATCAGACGGTGCAGGTAACTTTTCGTGATCGTCCTCCATATCAATACCCATAATACCAATCGCGTCACGTGCCATTTCGATAGCTTCCGCTATATCTTTGCCTTGGGTGTTGATATTAAAATCAGGTACAAAAACAACAATGAATTTTTTTCCTTTTGAAAGGATTACAGGATAAACACCTTTCATAATATTTCTCCCTTTCTATTTTGAAGCGATGGCGAAGGGGCTTATTTCAGCCCTCTTCGCTTGATAATCGCATTTGCTAGGTCTTCGTCAGTTTCTCTGTGTCTTACAATACTTTCCCTTTCACCATCCTTTACATAAATATCGTGGTTGGAGCCTCGCCGTTTGAACGTCCATCCGTTCTTTTCTAAGAGTTTGATTAGGTCTCTTGTCTTCATGCTGGCCTCCTTGCACTTACAATTATACGCATTCTATGCGCATTGTCAATAGAATATAAAAAATAATACGCATTTTATACGCATTCGAATACAAAAAAAGGCCCGCGCGACCATTATGGCCGCGTGGGTGAAACAGCAATCCTTTTCAGTTTCCGCCAAGTGTTTCAATTGTCTGCTACTCTTGACGTTAATAAGATTAGCTTGTTGTAGAAAATAAATAACTATTGAATTTCCTCGTCTGCCTTGTTGTGCACCATTGTGAACGCCGGAGACAGCACGCCATTCCACATAGCAGCAATTCCGCCAGCAATTGCCGAGAGCCACACAGCCTGCCCAGCGGTGAATATGCTGCCGTCAGCCAGCGACGCACCGATGAGCGTAACGGCGGCCTGCAAAAACGTCTTAACCGACCGGATCAAGACATCCTTCCAATCCACCACGGAGAAGATCACATGAAGCTTGATACCTGCTCGTTTCCAGAATTCCTTGAATGTTTTCATTTTCCTATCCTTTCTCCAAATCATCAATACGATGATTGGCCACCTTCATCTGCTCGTCAATCAAATCAAACTTGCCTTCGGCACAATACTTCCATTCAACAAGCGAATTGTGCTTATCCACCTTTTTTTCCAGCTGCGCTATCCGATAAGCCGTCAGCTTGTTTGACACAAGAATTCCCCCAAATGTTCCGGCAAGCGTACCAGCCAGAGAAAGCAAACCGGCAACCACAATGTCGCTCATTGTCCTTCAGTCCTTTCTATGCTGTGTTCTTGTCCATCATCGCCTTACACCGGTCACAGGCAACGCTGTAGTAATAGTCCGACAACTCAATCCCCGTGATGCTATATCCCTCCAACAGGGCGGCTTCTTCGGCTGATCCTGAACCCATAAAGGGATCCAGCGCCTTGCCGCCTGCCGGGCAAATCCGTAGCAGCTGCCGGAGAAGCGCGACCGGTTTTTCCGTCTGGTGCCGCCGCACCTTTGCCGCCGGTGTGGAGTACTGGTAAGCGCCCGGCAGCACACCCACGCCACGATCCGCAGGCATGTTCCCCTTAGAACCCCACACCACAAACTCTGCCTGTTGCCGGAACCGGCCACGCTGTGGGCGGCAGTTGAGCTTGTCCCACGGCACAATCCCACGCCAGCACCATCCGGCCCATTGCAGCGCGTCCGTGGTGCTTGGCAGTTGCCGCCAATCCGTAAATAACAGCGCTACGGCCCCGTCCACAGACAGATCATAGGCAAGGCTCAGCCAGTTGGCCATCCAGTGCGTCCACGCCCGCTGATCCTGCGCGTCGCCGATGAAATCCGGTAAAGCGCTGCCCTTGGCGTACTTTTTACGAGTTCCCTGTTGCTTGCCGGATAAGCTCCCGGCTCCGGAAGCATACGGCGGATCCGCGATAATCAAATCATAATTCGCATCCTCCTTTCGGTATTGCTGTATATCCTGCAATGTTTGCATTGCATCGCCGTGCAGTAGCTCGGCGCACACTGCGCCGAACTGGTATGTTCTCCCCATGTTTTGTTATCTCTCCTTGTCTGTCTGAACCTGTGTTTTCCTACGCCGCCGTGTTGATGTCTGTAATCATCGCATCCCAGGTGTATTCGCCGACCACACCGTCCGTAACAAGACCGTGCGCTTTCTGAACATCAATGACGGCGGTTTGGGTTGCGGGGCCAAAGATGCCATCAACCGAAAGGCCATAACCAAGCCGGTTCAATGCCGTCTGTACGGCTCTTACGCCGTTGCCCTTGTCGCCGTACTGCCAGCGGTAACGGGAATACTTGGTGCGGAATACAGGCGCAGCAGAAACCGTTCCGGTATCCGTATCATCGGTGTTCTCCGGCGAAACGGTATTACTCAACACCGCTTCCACCTTGTCGGAATACACGGTCCACTGGTTCAGTCCGACACGGTTCCAGCCCCCGTTGATGGATTTCCCCTTGAAATTACTCTGGATCACTTTTTGCCTGCTTTCGCTGGCGGCAAGGGAAACCTTTCCCGTCCAAAACCCCATGTGCGAGGCGTTGCCGATATTGTCAGACTTGTACTTGGCGGGTTCTCCGCTATCCTGTTTAAGGATGAATAGAAAAGCGCCGCCCGGTATTGCACCAAACAGCGCCTTGCATTCTTCGGGTGTTCCCACCCACCGGCATGCCCGGTAATGGGCGTTGCTCCCGGCAAGGTCACATTCGGATTTCGGCACCCCGGCCTGAATCAGCAGGAATTCACACGCCCCCTGGCAATCCATCCCGGCCAGCGTCATGCCGCCCGCCTTGTAAGGGATCGTATTTCGCTTGCTGTAGTTGAGCAGGGCGTCCCCCTGCGCTGTTACGCTTGATGCTGCTACCTTTGTCATGTTTCTTCTCCTTTTTATCGTTTGGTAAGTGCAGGTAATAAAAAATAGCGAACCAATCGCTATTCATGGGGGAACCTTGTAATTGTCCTTTTGGTGTCAAACCTCTGCTTCCGTAACGGGCGGCTCTGCGGTCGTCGCATCTTCCGCTTCTGCCGCTTCAATCGCAACTGCCAGCGTTTGCAGCTGTGCATCACTGATGCGCCCGGCAGCATTCAGATCAACGACACGTACAAGCACATGCTCCAGTGGTTTTGATCTCCGTCGTATAACTCGCAAAAGCCCGGTAACCAGCCATTCTGATATACTTACCATGGTTATTCCTCCTATTCAGCCAGTAAGGTTTGCAATATCTCGTGTACTTCATCAGCTTCCCGGATTGGTGATTTTATGTATTGTACAGTCAAATTATCTGTGTCACAGGTAAGCACATTCTGGCACGGTGTAACGCGGTTGGCCTGCTCAAACGCGGAAAGAGTAGTGGGACTCATACTATAGAGTTCTGGGGCAGCTCGTTTATACACAACCTGTAAAGGAGTTCCAGCAGTGTTTTGGGCATCCAGCCAGCTCCTAAAGGCTGCGGTCTTTTCAGCGGTTGACCATGAGTCGCTCCATCCGCTAAAGCGCGACTTGTTGATGAAAAAAACGAAAGAGCCAGCGGAGCTGTAGCTCCCTCTAAAATGCTCATAGTCGCCATTATCACCATAGGTTGCGCCGTGAACAAAGTGTGAACAAACAGGATAGATTGGGCTGTTTGCTATTCCAGTACCAGTATAGTAAATAGCAAAGCGAGCTGTGTTGATATTGCTGTCCACCGCACCTGAATTGTCAGTTGAAGTGGCATCTTTTTCTCTCCAGTCATCAGCAGCTTGCCCTTCGTTTGTAAGCCACCCGCCCCAGATATCTGCAGGGGCGGTCAGAACTGCGTTGCTTTCCGTATACGCTTCATACGGTGTAACTATGCTACCCAGTTCAAGCTGTGGGTAGAGAACCAAGTCAACAGTAGAGCCTCCCTGCACGTAGCACATGATCCTTGTAATCCAATACCCATCAGGTACCGTAAAGGTAAGCGTTCCACCTTCAACACTGCCAATTGTTGAATACCCGAATACCGAACCATTATAATAAGTCACAGAAAAGTACACATCATTTTTCCCTGTGGACAGGGTAAATGTTTTTCCACCCGTTGCAGAAATAACAGGATTTGTATTACCATAAAATCCCATAAAATTATGTGCTGCATTTGATGACGCCGTACCCGCAATTGAGAGACTCCCATTCGCATTCAAAGTAAACGTAATGCCGCTCATACTGGAAGATGGAGAAGATTTACATAAATTCTTCCCCGTCCTCTTTATCGTAATCACATCGCCCGACTCCACCCACGGCGTAATCCTGCGCACATTTTCCGGCGACGGATCCCCGGCCCCCTCCTGTGTGTACTGCCCGGATACTTTCACGGATAACAGTGATTCAGGTACGGGGTAGATGGAAACCGGATTTCCGGTCGCTTCCCGCCATAAGCAGCTGCTTAGAAGCTTGTCGTTGAGGGCCTTGCCCTGCGCAGCGGATAATGGCGCGTCATCGTCCATCGTATCCAGATCATTCACCACATCCCCCGGCTGTAACGCGGTATCGGCCAGCGCCCCCTGCGCTGCCGTAGCCTTCGTGTTATTTAAAACCGTAAGCACATACCCAATGGTACGCTTCGTCCAGTGCGACGCGTTCCATGCTTCCGGCATGTCAATCGCTGTCGTGCATTCGTAGAAATCATTGTCGTGAAGGCAGAAAGCGCCGGGGGCATACGTTGAAGAGGCGTTGTATTCAGCCGATACAATTGCCTTGTTTGCCCTTGACGTATCAGATGGGTGCCGGTGGCCATTCCGGCTGTATTCGCTGCCTGTACCGGGGCTGGGCGTTCCGTCCATCAGCGGTATGTCGTCGGATGGCTGCGGCGGGCTGTCCCATTGGTACCAGGTGTAAGCGGTATAGGCCGTGGGCGCGGCTGCGGAAGTCCCGGCGTATAGGCCAATCCACGCGTTAGGTGTATCCAGCATATCCCCGTCGGCGGTTGGTTCCGCCGTTGCGTATTTAAAATACACATGGGCGTCCGCGCCGCCCGCGCCTGCGGGAATTGTAAATTTATACTGCCATAACGCGGCGGACGCATCCCCACCGAGCGTGCATTGGTATACGTTGCCCGTACTGCCCTCGGCTGTGCTGATATACACGTCATGGACCAGCGAATCATCCAGCCCGGTGCTGTATGCTGCCGGGACTGCGCTTGTACCGGTTATTCGCTCATCCACTGTAATGCGCGTTGCCCGCACATCGGATTCCTCCAGTAAGGATTGAAAAAACGCCGCATATATGTCCCCGAGCTTTTCCAAGGATAAAGCCATGGTATTCCCTCCTTACAGTGTGGGTAATATTGTCCTGATCCGGTTTAGCGCGGCAGCGGACGGACGATCCACAAGGGCGCTCCACACCGGGATATCAATTTTGTGCAGCGGTGCGGAAGAATCCCACGCATTCACAAACGTAATGATTTCGTCAACCGCTGCCCGCAGCTCCGCAATGTGCGATTTCCAGCCGCGCATGGAGGTCCTTCCCGCCGCGACGGGTTCCGCCCACGGATACTCCGGCATACCGTAATACGACCGCACGGTATCAATTGCGGCGCGAAGCTCGGTGATGTGAACGGCCTTTATCCTTGTCCGTCCGGATGTGACCGTATCCGTCAGCGGCAAGGCTGCGTACGTCGTGCTGATCTCCGAAGGCGGCCCCGCAGTGTTTTGCGTGTCTTTGGCCGTAACCGTTGCGGAAACCGTTCCCGCCGAAGCGGGAAGGGCCTTGCGGAGTATGATTTTCTGTCCCGATGTATACGGGCCTGCGCTGCCGGGTGTGTAACCCGCTGCGATAAGCATCTGTGTCTGGCCGTCCGGCTCAGTTCCCAGTACAACCAGAATCCGGGGACGTGGATTATAAATCGTCTGTCCGGCCTGCGGATACTGGATTGTGGGCGCGGGCGGCGCTTGATTGCGCCGTACCGCTGTGGTTTCCGTATATCCGCCGGTTATACCGAAAGCGTCCTTTGCCCTGAGCCGGTATTTAATGTACGCTCCCCGCGCTATCGCGGGTGAATCAACGTAGTATATCCCGGTGATATTCGTATGTACGTCAGCCCATGCACTCCATGTTTCACCATCCGTGGATATTGTACGCTGTAACTCGTAGGCAGATAGGTTATCATCAATATCCGAACCGGCGGGCCATGAAACGGTGATGCCACCGGCTTCATAAATCGCGGGGCTTGCGGACACGGAAGCAGGCGCTGACGGGGCGCTGTTTCGGCGTACCGTGCCGGATTCCACCCAATCACTGTAATACGCTTCTCCGGCTTCGCCAAGGGTACGCACGCGCCATTTACTGGAATACCCGCGCGTGGACGCTACGGGTACCGGGGTGCTGAAACCGGTGCTGCTGGTCGTAATGATTTTCTCCGCCGTCCAGCTGCCCCAAGTTACCCCGTCCGCCGATTCCGCGCATTGGATTTCATAGCCGGTGATCGGGTTCCCGGCCCCGTCGGCTGCGCCACTGCCGGATAATGTGGGGTTTGTTTCGGCAATCACAGGAGAAACGGTCAGGGCGGGCGCGGCGCATGGCTGGGGATCATACGTAATCTCAAGATAGGGCGGCGAGGAACCGTTAAGGTCGCTGTACAGTGTTAGCCCGTCATTATCTCCCGGCTCGATCCGAAGCTGAATATACCAGTTAGCCGCCTTGTTAATTCCCGTACAATAGCTTGTGATGTCCTTTGATACCAGAACGCTGTTGCCTGGGAACGCACCGATATCATGAAATACCAGGCCTGATTCTACTTGATAGGAATTTGTAACGGCTGCGCCTATCGTAGTGCCGGCATGGTATTGCCCGTCATATACCCGGGCTTTCAGCAGTATGGATGTGATGGCAAGCGATTCTACCAACGCGCTTCCGGGGATCGTGAGCTGGAGCCAGCGAATCGTGCTGTATTCCCCAGAGTTCCCCATTGTATATTCAATAGCGGCACAGGTTTCGTCGCCGACATCCAGCCATGAATCCGCTACGCTGCTATACAGCCATGATCGCGTCCTTTGTTCTATTTGGCTGATGGGGACTTGTTTTGTTAACATGCTATATCCCTCTTATGCATAAAAGTTACCGGCATAGGAAGCCATCAGTACCGGCTCGGCAAGCGTGGTTTCGGAGAGCACTAACCCGTATATCGCTTCATAGCGCTCCGTGCCGCCGTCTGACAGGTCATCCTGATGCGGAAGCGCGGGATAGGCCGCTGCGGCAAGAGAAGCGGCTGGCGTGCCTTTCAATATCTCAAACGCAAGCGTATCGCTCACTGCGCCGCCGCCGCGCGTGAAGTGCGCAACCACAAGATCCCGCCGGTATTGCCCGGAGGTACCGCTGTCAACCGATAAATCCTCGGTTGTTCCGTTTTCAACGCACAGCTCGTACCCCTGCATGGCGTAGCGCCCGGACGCGAGGCGCACGGTGTTGTTATCCACTTTGGTACAGGCCAGCAGGTTATCCACGTCCTCAATGCCGCTGCCGCCGTTTCCCAGCCATGCGCGGTTGTGCTGCGCTTCGTCCTCCGCGTATATGTGCGGACTTTCCGTGGATGCTGTGTAAACCGTGATCGCCTTCTGGGCCATCGTTATCCCACCTTTGTTTCGATTTTGGTTCCGCTGCTGTCGATTTTGAGGATTTTCCCAACAATCCTTGCGGAAGAAGTAAAGCCGGTCAGCCGGTCCCGTGCGCCTACGATATCGCCCATGTCCAGATTGATATCTGCGTTCCCCGGATCAAGCTCCACACCGTTGCCGGGGGCATATTCCCGCAGTCTTTTTTCGGCACCGCGCAGCAGGTCATCCACGCTCTCCGGATTGTTGTAGTCGTAAGTGATCATTTTATCCTTGGCGCTTCCCGCCCAGCCCGGCGTGGTTGTGGTAATGGTTCCGTCGTCCAGCCTGTAAACATGCAGCACATCGCGGGCCAGCAGCTCCCCGGCTCCCAGCGCTATGATGTGGTTATAGCTGTCCAAGCGCCCCTGTGTGGATTGTATGGAGATACCATAATCCTGTGATAAGTCGATCTCCCCCGAATAGTCCACAACGGCACGGGCACCGACCAACGCCGTCTGCATGACGGCATCATAATGGATACCGACCGTCAGCCCCTTTGCTTCAAAGGCCGTTTCCAGTGCGTTCAATAGTTGGGCGTACCGCCAGGACGCGGAAACCAGCACGCCCGTATCCGTTGTATCTGCGGTAAATACACCGCCGAATGCGGCAATACGTGTCGATAGAACGGCATTCGCTTCACCCGAAACCACCAGATAGGCGCTGCCGGGAGGCGGTTCGATCACCTTCCGGATCAGCATACCGCGCCAGTTTAACCCGGAAATGATAAGCGTTCCGGACTGCGTGTCGTGCTCAATCTTTTCCACAATGCCGCCCCACTCGGTTTGATCAATATACAGGTGGTGGCCGATCCGGATTGGTTTTTCGCGCCAATCCCGTTCCGATAGTGTCAACTCAAAACTGTTATCGTTGAGGGTGGCTCCGGGCTTGATCGATAGTTCAGAATCGAACTTTTCAAAGAAATCCAGATACCGCAACTCTTCGCGGTTTGCGTTTGCGTGTGTGATCGTCATGTCCATAGTGGTTCGCTCCGCTGTTGAATCAACGTAATGTCAAAGGTTAATCCGGAAAACTGCACCGGAACAGCACCGGCGGGGCATGGGGTGAATATATCCGATGCTTTATTACGTGCGTTAAACAGGTTGTAGGTATACCCGCCGGAATCTATTTTCGTGATGGTTTTCCTGATCTGGTCAATTTCTATGCGTTCGTTCCCCAGCAAGGGACAGGCTACTTCATATAAATTCCCGCCGATGATGATTGCAGGATTGACAGCAGCGCCGAAGATGGAGATACGCATTGGCGCTGCTGCATAATGCGAGTTGTAGAGTGTCTTGTTGCTGTAGCCCGTGCCGTAACGGTACGGGAAGCGCAGGGGATAGCGCTTTCCGTATTGCATAGTTTCCGGTTCGGGTGTGAATGTCTGCTTTGTTTCCGTAACCCAATACGGCTCAATGAGCAGCACCGTCAGTTTCTTTTTGGCGTAGTGGAACCCTCTTTCCCATTCGGTGATTTCAGAAGCGGTGGACAGGAAGCATTGGATGTACTGCCCGTCCCACCAGAGCAGGCCATTCGCGTTTTCCATCACGTCCGTTTCGGTGAGCGCATGCAGTGTGTTCAGTTGGCTGATGCAGGCGGCGCGGGAGCCGCCGCGTGAAACAACCGTCATTTCACGGGTAGATACGGGACGGGTGAATTGCTTTACCCGTCCGCCGAATCCGCCCGGACGGTTTGCAACAGCATAATTCCACGTATAATTCCGGATGTTTTCTTCCACAATCCGGATCCCGCCGGAATCCAAATCAATCCGTTCTCCGTTGTGGTTTTCGTAGTAAATCATGATAACCCACGCACCACCCTCAGCACCTCGCGCCTGTCAAGCTTTGCAATCACGGTTCCGAATCCCGCGTCAATCATCGCTTTGATAAACAAATCCACCAGCCGGTTTAAGGTTTCCTCGCTCAGTGAAATGGTTGCGCTGTGACTGCTGTTTCCGGACAGCGGCGTAACGATGGTTCTGCCGCCCTGCTGGTGCAGAAGTTCCGGCCCCGCTTCGGCAACGATTGCCATGCCCGACACGAGTTCGCCACCCGCCGCAAGGGCCGGGATATTGGGAATGCTGAAACCCAGCTTTTTACCGCCGACAAGCGGCACCCAATCCGGAATGTTGATCGCCAGTTTGTTGATCCCGTCTATCGCTTTGTTAATGATGGAGATTACGGCGTTGATCGGCATTTTAACCAGATTCCCGATCATGCCGAACACGTTCCCGAAGATATCCACAACGCTTTGCCATGCGGCTTTCCAGTTGCCGGAAAACACGTTTTTCACAAAATCAACAATGCCGGAGAAAATGCCTTTGATGTTTTCCCAAACGGCTTTGATGTTCTTGTATAACGCCGGGAAGTGTTCTTTCAGGTTATCCATCACGGCGCTGAACCCGGTCAGGAATGTTTCTTTTAGGTAGCTTCCCCAGCCCTTGAAGATATTTACCGCTTTTTCGACAACCGGTTTAATGGTATTGTTTTTCAAATTGGTCAGGGCGTTTCCGATATTGGAAAACGTATTCTTTACGGAACTCCCGATATTAGAAAAAGCGTTGGTAAGCCAGTTCTTCAAGCCGCTAAAGAAATTCCGGAATGATTGGAATACGTGGGTTGCTTTGTCGATAACCGGCTTAATGATGCCGGTATATAGGAATGACAGCGCGTTTCCGATGTCTGCAAATGCTGTTTTAAACCACGTCACAATTGCTGAGAATGCATTTTTAAGCCACTTCCAAACCCCGTCCACCGCATTGCGGAACCATTCGCATTTGTTGTACAGGGTTACCAATATGGCGATGACGGCGGCTATCGCCGCTACGATTAGCAGTATCGGATTGGCAGACATCACGGTATTGATACCCGCAATTCCTGTTTTCAGAGCCGGGAATATCTTGATAATCGCACCGATACCGGTTGAAAGTTTGCCGATGATAACAAGCAGAGGCCCAACCGCAGCGATTACGGCGACAATGATCAAAAGCGTTTTCTTTTCGCCTTCGGACAGGCCTGCAAACCAATGCGCGAAAGATTCGGCAACACCTTTGACTTTTTCAAGGATGGAGGATAACGCCGGAAGCAGCGCCTCACTAACTGTTGCTACGACAGAGGTAAACGTCCGCCGGAGCGCGTCCCATTGCACATTGAATCCGGAATACATGGTATCCTGCAAGGTGTCCATAGCGCCCTGTGTGGAGCCGAGTGAACCATCCACAGAGGTAAGCGCGGACACGGCGGAAATTCCAAGGTCCTCCCATTTTGTGCCGTACAGGGCTACGCCGATTTCGTTTTGCTTCACGGAATCGTCCATACCAAAAAGCGCATCGTTGACCATCTGCATGGCGGCGGTTGCCTGATCGCCGCCTGCCGCAAACATGCCGGTCATTTTATCCGCATCGAGTCCAAGCGCCGTAAACGCCGCTTTTGTTGATTCAGAGTTGTCCTTTGTCCGGATCCCGAATTCCTTGATTACGTCGTTCAGGTAGTCGATCTGGAACGTTCCGTCCTGTGCGCCGGAAACCATGGTATCGAAGAATTGCCCGGCAGTGTAACCGAGGTCGGAGAAATATACGCTGTACTCCGCCACCTGATCGGCAAGGTCACCGTTCTGGTTCAGCCCGTTTTGTGCGCCTTTTGCAAGCAGGTCAAACGCTTCATCTGCGCTGATCCCAAATTGCGTCATCAGGGCGTTAACACCCCGGACGCCCTCCTGTAAATCAATATCGAAAGCGTCCTGTAGCGTGAAGGCTTTTTCGGCCACGGTTTGCAGCGTATCCACGGGCATATCGCCCATGATATTGTTAATGGTTCCCATCGCGCGGGAAATATCGTCGTAGTTCTCCCCGTATCCGTTTTTATAAATAGCATCCAGCGCGGCTTTATACTTGCCGGTTTCTTCTGCGGTTTTTCCGGTTGTGGCAATATAACGATTGGCCGCCGCTTCGAGATCGCCCGCCGTTTTTGCGGCGGCAATCCCTCCGGCTGCTACTGCCGCCGTAGCGACCGAAGCTTTTTTACCCGCGTTCTCGGCTTTTTCTCCAAAATCCTTAAGGGATGTGGAAGCTTTGTCGGTCCACTCGCTATGCTGTTTCAGTTCAGCGGTGGTTTCTTCCAGTTTGGTTTCATAGGTTTTTAGAGCGGCTTCAGCATAGGTCAGTTCCTTTTTCTTATTGGCAATGGCTGATTCATTTTTGGTTTCGCTGGTGGTTTCTTTTTCGAGCTCCCGGCGCAGCGCTTCCACCTTTCTCTCTTGAATGGAAACCTGATCCTGTAACAGCTTCTGTTTGGCGGTGAGTTTTTCGGTGGCAGTGGCGTTTTTGTCCATCTCGGCAGTGGCGAGTCTATAGTTGGCTCTCGCCTGGTACATTTCGGTATTGATATCCTTGACGGATTTTTGAAATTCCACCGCGCCGTCGGCTGTAAATTTAACACCGACCTCTTCGATGTTTTTATTTGCCATATGCTCACCTCCTAGTCGTCGATATAGCCGTAGGAAAACGGGTTTTCTTTCCCCGCGCTCTCAAGGTTTAGCCCGCATAGCTGATAAAAAATCACTGGATTCATGTTCCAGAATTCATCCAGTGATAACCCGATCTTTTTCGCCGTGTGCATCAACCGCGGGAAATCGACATCACACGGCTTTTCCCGTTTTTTGTTTGTGACATTTTATCAACGGCTTCGGAAAACTCGTTGAATATTTCCAGCAAGTTTGGAAGATCGTCCAATCCAATTGCCATTGCCGCATCCTCCGGTGTGCAAGGCGTACCTCCCGCCCGGATGAGCGCATACAGCAGATACGACAGTGCGTTAAAAGCCTCCGGCGCCATGCTGAGCGGCTCTTCCGCTTCGTTTTCTGTGTCCTCCTGCATTGCCGTTAGCAGGTCGCTCAGCTTACCCAGACCGCCCGGATACTGTGTCATCAGCTCCAGCGCGTAGAAATTCATACCAACGGGGATAATCTCCCCGTTGGCCAGTTGGAAATCCTTTTTATTGACTATCATGTTTCCGCTCTCCCTTATGCTTCGGGTACAGGGGCGGTCATAACGGCGGCAAAGAATTCAGCCTCCGTTAAGGGTGCCGCGCCCTCTGTCAGAAGCTCCGTGTCGTAATCAATCTGCCAGTCGCCATCATCGTTGAATTCGTATGTTTGCACGTTCACGGTGCGGTTTTGGCTGCTGGTGCTGTCTTTCGACGCGGTTTCGTGGTCTTTCGATGTATCGATCATCCGGCACTTTGGGTACCATACATACTTGGAATGGCCGCCGCGTTTGGGATACACAACGCCTTGCGCGAAGTACTCGCCTTCGTCATAACGGTTATGCGTAACAAAACCGCCGGATACCGCATTACCGCGCATTCTGGCAAGGTTGGCCGGATCATAGGCCAGCGCTTCAATTGCCAATGTAGGCGGCGAAGAAATCACATCATTGTCATACACCTTATTACTGCCGTATACGGGATCCAGCTTTCCCTGCTCGGACACGCCGATCTTAACCAGCGCTTCGGATTTGTACACATCCTCGGAATATCCATTCGTTCCGACGGCATCTTCGAAGCATTGATACAATGCGCCAACGCCCACACTGCGAAACGGCTTCTGCTTAATGATTCCCATAAATCTCATCCTTTCAATACCGCAACCATGCGGCTAATGATTTGCTCCTTTTGTTTGTCAAACTCGGGTTTTAGATGGGGATGGGCCGCAATATCCCCGCTGTTTTTTGACCAGCCGCCCGCGCGGTGGCCCGCTTCCACCATTCGTCCGTAGAACTTGCCCCAGCCCACAAGGGTTTCCACGGATCGGGTATCCTGCTCATACGCGATGCTGTCCAGCATATGCTCGCGGCTGCGGCCACGCGGGGATGCTTTGCGCCGCATCACTTCACAAAAATACTCCGCACCCGATTTCTGGGCTTGGAGTACTTGGGCGGGGTTTGCGTTTTGGGAATATCCTTCCAGCAGATGAGCCAGCCGCTGGAACCCTTCAAAGTCATCGGCCATCAAATCACCTCGGTTAAACGTCCGTTAAACAGATAGCTGATTTCATCCTTATCCGGATCGTAGCCGATTTCACACACAAACTGGAACCGGTTGCTGATAAACGTTTGTATGATGGTATCTATGTTGGGATCGTCGCCGTCCGTTGTGATGTATTCCGCAACAACCGTCGTTTCTTTTTCGTCTGCGGTGTTGCTGCCGTATACCGGCTCAATTCGTCCCGGCTGCCAGATCATGCGGGGCAGTACGCTGTCAAGCCCATGGAACTTCACAATCGATATTCCCGCGTCTTCCAGCGTAGCCAGCATGGTTTCAAATTCAGGCTGTGTCATAGCGCTGCACCACCCTTTCCAGCGAAACATCCATCACTGGCGGGAAGATATCCTCCGGGCGCTGGAGCTGCTTTATATCATATTGGTTCCCATCCTCAGTTATCACAACATCCTGCGTGGAAACCGTGTCAAAGTACGGCATCCGCAGCAACCGGTCGATCTGGACGCTTGCCTGTTTTGCGGACCAGAAACGCGACAAGCCAACGGTACGTTCGCTGTAGCGGATTCCACCAAGTTTCAAAGCCAGCGTTTCCACGGGCTTCTTTGCCGCAGCCGCCGTGTTTTTCACCGAGTAGAACCCGCACACGCCATCATTAAACGTCTGTGGTTTCTGCTGCATACATGCTCACCCCTTCGGAAACTTGAAGCGACAAAAGTTCGTGCCGGTAGTTCTTCTGGAAATCCTCAAGCATATTCGCCCGTTCATACCGGCAGTAATTGAACAGCAAGGATTGCGCGAGGCAAGGAGTATCGAAAGCTTGCTCCCGCCCCGCGATATCGTTAATATACGCCATGCCCCGGTCGATAATGCCGGTCAGCTTTTTGTCGCCTTCGGCATCATCCCAGGTGATGTCCAGATAGTTTTTTACGTCCGCAATGATATCCCCGGCAGACATGGCATTTTACTCCTTTGCCTTTTTCGATTTAGACGTCCGGGGCGGCTTGTCGGGTTCGGCTTTATCGCTTTCATTTTCTGAAACACCGGGTTTTTTCTTGGATTCCGTATCCGGCTTATCGTTGGATTTCGTGCCGGGTTCTTCAATGACCGCAATAAACGGTCCGCCGTCCGCCTTGTTGATTTCGGTAATCCGCGTTTCATCACGCTCAATCACATCATCCACGGCATAGATGCTACGGGTTATTTTATCCCGGAATTTTTTAAGTACTTTGCCTTTCATCGGTTATTCCTCCTTAAGCGGTCGGGAAGTCATCCGCGTTTGTTACGCTGACATTGAGAACGGTCGGTGTAAGATTGGTAATATCCGCAAGAAAGAATGCGTTTGCATCCAGCGGTCGGCCATTACCGTACAGCTTGATGAGGTATACGCGTTTATCCTCAAGGAATTTGTATTCGTCACTGTATTCCAGCTTGCCGCCCTTGCTGGTGCCGATCCCCATGAAGTAGCGTGACGCCAGGCCGAACAGCGCCCGGTTTTCCGGAACGGCCGCAGAAACAACCACATCGATCGGGTACGGCAGCGCGTTCTGCGTGAACATCCCGTCGGCCGTGCGCGGCGTAATCGCCGGATATACCTTGGTATAGTAGTCCGCCGGGTTCACCACCATCAGCAGGCGCGGTACGTTCCGGCGCTTGTTGTTCGGCCCCTGGGAAACACTGTTGAGGATCGTTCCCAGCGTAATCGGATCCAGCGCCGTAATAGCGGTTGCCGCTTTACGCGGGTATACGCTGTCGGTCGCGCCGGAGAGCGCGCGGGTCATGCCGATAGGTTTTGCGTTACCGTCGCCGTCCACGATAACCTCTTCCAACCCGGCGGCCAGCGCTTCGGAAAGCACGGCGCGAACATAGCGATCCAGCCATGTGGGACCAAGATCCAACATGGATTTTGCAACAGGCATAAAGGCGGAAACCTTCTTTTGTGTAAGATTAACATTAGCAAAATCGCCCGCCAGTTCTGCGGTGATTGCGTCCGTAAGCTCACCCCATGCAACGGTACCGCTGGTGGTAGACAGCAGAATTTCCACCAATGCGCCGGTATTTTGAAAATTGATGTAGTTCAGGATGGGATGCGCTTCCGTCATATCATCGAAAATCGAATCGATGATCGTCTTAGGCAGCACCACATCCAGATCGGTCAATGCCTGCTGCGGATTGCTGGATTTCATGGCGTCGATAACCTGCTGGTAGTACGTGTTTTCCTCGCTGGTCAAGGTGCGTACTCCACGCGAAGACAGAATTTGCTGGTCTTTGCTTTCGATCAGCCCTTTCGCTTCGGCCATTACCGCTTGTTCAAGCAGTTCGGTGAAATCGGCAAAGGCCTGCTGGAAGTTTGCTTCGTTTCCGTCCTTCATGGCCGCCATCAGGCGCTGCTGAATCTTGGTTTTCTCTTCTTTCAAAAGGTCAAGGTTTTTCATTTTTCTTCCTCCAATCAAGAAAACAGCCCTTGCATGAGCTGTTTCGGTTTATTGATTTGTGCCTTGGGTTCGGGTTTCGGTACCGGTTCGGGATCGTTGGGCGGTTTCTGGTGCGATTGCATCAGGGCATCCAGTGATTGTTTAGCGGCTTTATAGCTTGCCATCTGCTGGCCGACAGTGTTTGTTAATTGTTTCATCACAGCAGCGGTTTTTGCGGGATCCACTTGTTGATCGCTGATCTCATCCGCAAGGCCGAATTCAACGCATTCCTGCGCCGTGAGCCATGTTTCAGCCGCCAGCATGGACTCAAGTTTTGCTTTCTCCAACTTGCCGCTGGATTTTTCCAGATATACCTGAATATTACCTTTCATGATTTTATCCAGATCATCTGCCGCTTTGCGCAGCTGCTTTGCATTCCCGCAAACGTAATCCTGCATTTCGTGAATCATCATCATGCTGTTTCCATACATGATAATTTCGTCGGCGGCCATTGCGATTACCGATGCAACAGAACAGGCAAACCCATCAATATAGGCAGTTACATTTGCTGGATTTCGCTTCAACTGCGAATAGATTCCATACCCCTCCATTACGCTGCCGCCCGGACTGTTAATGTACAAGTTGATTTGTGTAACGTTCGGATGCTCCTCCAAAACATTTCGAAAGTACTCCGCGCTGGTTTCGCTTTCAACTTTCTGAAATGTCATCCAATCGAATCCGCTTGGAGTTACAGCATCATAGATATACAGATCCAGCGTGGTTCCATCTGCCGATTGTTTGAAATTGATTTTCCCCATATTTTATCACCTCTCTTGAAATTAGGTTCCCGTGCTCTGCGGTTAGCCACCGGTATCACCGGTCTGCAATCCGGCATCACCAGCCTGCAATGCGGCCAACAGTTCGTCAGCCGGGGAATAGTTCTTTGTCATCCAGTGCTGATAGGCCCACTCTTCTTCAATCAGCTGCTCTCCGACGGCTTTGCGGATATCGTTAATGCAGAATGCGCCGGACGCGATGAGCTTATCAATCGCGGTACTTACGCCCAGCAGGTCGATATGCTCAATCGTTTTGGTGTCGATTTGCACATGAGTTCCGGCCAGAAATGCCGACCGTCCATTCCGTTTCCGGTTGATTTCTTCTTGGATATTATCCGCAAGCGGATCAATACAGAATGTGAGAAATAGCTTCAGCGCATCCTTCAATCCCGAAACATCGCCGCGCAGCAGTGCCGGCGGGATACATAAACCCTTTGCTGTAAAATCACTGATATCATCTACCATCGCGCGGATATCGCGGGTGGTGTCGTTGGCATAGGTTTTTGTCCCGAGTTCCTGATAATCCCAACCTTCAAACAACGGTAGCACGCCATTTTCCGACGCAAAGAACTTTTTCAGGTTTGTTTCCTGCATTTCGCGCAGGGTTTCTTTGAATTGGGGATCACCCCGCGCCAGTGTACTGATCTGCATCTTGCCGCGTGTTCCGCGTGAGCGGATAAACGCGTTCATGCTGCGCTGTATCATCTTGGCATAGGTGGAATAAAGGCTATCGGTAATCCGCTTGACGTTCAAACAATTCAGCTGGAAAAAGAGCACTTCGGAACCTGGGAACGACTTTTTGAAAGTGAAATCCTCCACCTGTACGCCGCTGAAAATATCGTCATACATGGCGTATTGTTTTCGCTGGAAGCTGTCGGCAACCAGAAGCCCTCCGCCGTTGCCTTCAACTACAAGCGCTTCGTTGTGTTTCAGCAGATGATGGATCAGCTTGTGCAGAAACGCGGTACTGTTCTGGTTTTTGTTGGGTTCCACATTCCAGAGATAGTATTCTTCCCCCTTGGTTTCTGTATTCCGGATAAACGTTTTGAACTCACATTTGCTGATGCTGTTGGCAATCAGGTTTGCGGCGGTTTCAAACGCCAGTTCCCGGATATGAAATTCCGCGATGATATCCGCAAGCTCCGGATCGCTCCAAATGTCGCCGCTCAGCGGAACGCTGTTTTCGGTGAACTTCGTCCGTAACCAGTCTAAAAATCCCAAATCATCACCCCCTTTTAAAACGTCCATACGCCAAGGTCGCTCATGCCGCCGATAGCGCCGGTATCGATTAGCTTATCCTCGCAAGTCATCGAAGCCACGAAAGCCATAAACGGATCCGTTTTCCGGCTGCGCGGCTCGATCTTGCCATAGGTCATGTTGCCGGTATCCCGGTTGATCCCCGTCCGGATCATCTTCGTGTTATTGGTCGCCCAACGCATGACAGGATTATCACCATACACAATCTGATGGTTGGTAAACGCCGAATCGATCACCGGCGAAACGATCATGATATCCGACGGACGAACCAGTTTCACATTTTTATGATCTTTCCATGAAAAACCAATACTGGACAACGATTTACTCAACAGGGCATAGCGGAAATTGTCCAGCGCCATATGCACAATGTGGTAATGAACCGCCATCAATGAAAACCAATCCGTGATCAAATCCGGCTTGATTTCGATATCATCAACCACAGTCAGCAACCCGTTTTTCGCCCATTCCCGCCACGGACATTTCATCCGGGGCAGGTCGGCTGATTGGGAACATAACCAGCTATGTGTGATCCAATACCGGAAATCACCAATACGAAACAGTAACCCCGCCGAGGCGAAGTCATTAACCTTCGCATAGTCAATAGCTCCGATGCACTGCTTCCCGGAAAGGTCTGGAATCACTTGATTGGTCGCTTTGATGTTGTCCCAGCTTGTGACTTGGATATCCGCGTTCCCTTCCGGAATGTTCATCCGTTTGGTCGGGAAGGCCGTAAACTGCGATGGGGCAAGCTTCCAGTCGCTGTACTCCTTGACCATCTCTTCCCGCAGGGAAACGCTATAGGGGAGCGACGGGTTCGCCTTTTCCCACTTCGCGGAATCGTTGATTTCATCGCGGCTGTCCAGTTTACAGATAAAAGGCAGCCAGCCGTTATCCGGCATGCCGCCTTTTAAAATCTCTGCGGAGCGCTCTTTATAATGATCCAGCGGGCCGTCCCGTACATCCCCGTCCGTGGTGGCGTACAGCCTGCGCGGATGCGGTTTCTTGCCAAGGCCGGTGGTGAATACATTGATATTGTCGTAATTCTCATACTGGTGGATTTCGTTGAATACCACAATACCGGAACGCAGGCCATCCTTACCCTTGGGATTATTCGTCCGGTACTTGATCCGGCTGTTGGTTTTCAGGCCTACGATGCTTTCCTTGTTCCAGTAAAAGTGCTTCTTGAGCCGTTTGGTGAGCGCCGGGGTTTCCAGAACGTTCCAGATATCCTCAAACGGCGCTTTGGCCTGTAATTCACTGTTGGCGCAGATATCCACGTCATACGCTTTAATCCCGTTGTAGGGGCTAACCAGGCACCATGATTCAAGGGCGATGTAGCCGTCTTTACCGGCGCCCCGCCCAATCAGCAGGAACAAGTCAGGCCAGCGCGGCAGGCCATCGGCACGGTAGGTGCAGCAATGCAATCCAAGCACAAACGCTTCCCACGGGAAAAGTGTATCGTAGGGGAAATACGTAACCTGTCGCAAGTAGTGGTCTAACTGCTGTTCATCAACATGGATATCCTCCTGTTCGAATGCGTTTCGGATGTATTTGACAAGTAAATGCTGCTCTTCACAGGCTTGGATGCTCCCGGTTTCCACTTGCAGCATGTATTCTGCAATCGGCTTGGGAATCTCACAGGGCATCATCCTCACCGCCTGCCTGCACCGGTTTGATCCCCAGCTCCGCAAGCAGTTTCAGCATTTGGGCGTTTACCTTGATCCGCAAATCAATGGATTCGTTTTTCTTGGTCTGCGGCACACCGGAAGCGGAAAAGGTATCCACCTTGACCCCGCGGGTTTGGATATCATCGACCAGTGCGACTTTAGTGAGCCACAGATCCATATAATCCTCAATCAGGTCATAATAGTATTTCCCGATGGTGCCGTTACGCTCCAGCTGATCGATCAAGTCCTTTTTAATCGTTTTGTACAGCTTTGTTTTTCTGAGGCGCTCCGGCGTGATGTTTTTATCCGCTGGCATTTTTCCGTCTCCTTTCAGCGTTTTTCCATATGCGCGAGGCGCATGTGGTTTGTCAATACCCATCTCCGTTCCCGACGTCCGTATCAATCTGCGTTTTTTTCGGACGGGGGGACTACCAGCGCTCGGGCGTGAGCGGCGGCTTTGGTTCGTGCCGATGGCCGTGCTCTATCTCGTGGCAGGCGGCGCACAGGGAGATCAGCTGGCGTTCCTTGCCGTCGTACACCGACAGAGCAAGATCAGGCCGCTGTTTCAGATGCTTTACATGGTGCACCGTGGTTGCTCTGGTATAATGGCCCAGTTTCTTACACCGTTGACATTCGTGGTGATCCAGTTCCAGCACTTCTGTTCGTTTTCGAAGCCATTCCTTGGATTTGTAAAAGAGTATCTCTTTGCCATCGGCAATGAGCTTGCGAAGCCATGCGAGGTATCTGCCGTCCATGCTCATCACCACTTTTCGGGCATAAGAAAACGCCCTGCGTTTGCATGGGCGTTATAGAAAAAGCAGCCCGAAAGCTGCTTGATAGATTTACGCGCTGTTGTTGCTTATGGGTGATACACTCCAAGATAATCTTTCAATGCGCTTTGCAGCACCTGGGAATAATTCACCTTGCGCTTTTCCGCCGCATCATTCAGCCATGCGGGAATGGTCAATGTCTTTTTAACCGACCGGTTTTCCATTTCCTCGCGGAATGGTGTCATCCATGCGGTAACCGGGACAACCATCTCACCGTCGTTTAATTCGATTTCGTCAAAGGTTGCTTCGGGGATTTCCTCCCCATCCTGTTCCATGCCATACAGGTGCAGGCTCATGGCTTCCTGTGCCATACGGATTGCGTCCGTCAGCGTATCCCCTTCGGTAAAGCACCCTTCCAGCTGCGGAAACCGAACGCTGAAACTGCCGTTCGCTTCCTTCGCCATTACTGCGGCATACGTGTATTGATTTGCGCGTTTCATGCTATACCTCCTATCTATCTCATGGGCGTCCGGGGTGGTTACTCCCACCCCGCCGCCTTCTTGATACTCTTTTCCGTTCCGGGTTTCAAATCGCCCCTGTGAAACGGAACCGTGATTCGCTTGCCTTCCTTGATGAACTGCTTGTGTGAGCCGGTTTGTCTCACTTCCTGCCATCCTTCGCGTTTCAATCGCTGAACGGCTTCCCTCGCGGTCATCGGCATTTGCTATCACATCCTTACAAGAATAGTATACCATGAATGATACGTGCTGTCAATACGTATCATTGAAAAACTTCAGAAGAAATGAAGCGCGTTCGCCCTTCCTTAGCGACCTTACAGTAACATATAGGAAAATGGTTTGTAAATCATGGAAAGTTGTAATTAAATCACAAACCGCTTAATTGCCTTGGCTCTTTCATCAAGATCAATGCCTATGTATCGCTTTGTTACCTCAATGCTGGAATGGTTAAACCACACCATAAGCAAAGCAATATTCCCGGTCTGTTTGTAGAAGTGATAGCCGAACGTTTTACGTAGGGTATGGCACCCAATCCGAAAATCAATACCAACCAAGCCGCCAATCTCCCGTATATCGTTATAAGCGGTTCGCCTTGTTACAGGTTTGGGCTTCCCGTCTTTCATACCCTGCCGTGATTGCAGTATAAATTCATCATCAGCCATACCCTTAAGTCTGTGCTTGAGTACGCGCCGCAGCTTATCCGCAACCGGCACTTGGTTTGTTTTTCCCGTCTTTTGCTCTCTGAGCGTAAAGTATTCCCGTCCACGTGCCATGCCAACAGTGAGCTTTGTAAGATCACTGATGCGCAGTCCGAGATAAATACCACACTCAAACAACAGATATTGCCGCATGCCTTTAGGCGTATCTAACGTGGCCAACCGTTCCTCTATGGCATGGATGATTTCAATATCGCGGATGGGTTCAACTACGTTCATTCCTCATACCTCCAAATTCGCAATTATTGTGAATTTGATATATTGTTATTCCCCTTTGAGTTTCCTATAACTATAATTGTGTGAAACTCATGCTTGGAAACCAGCCCTTTTCTGGTTTGGGTTTGTGGCCTGTCTGTTTATGAGTTTCCACTCTGCAAAAAAACGGGAAACTGCGTCGTATTTTGAAGGCCGTCAATGCAGATTGCTGACGGCTTTCTTCCTATTGTCTATGATAAAATCCTATTGGATCACGTTCCCGTTCCCGTGAGGATATTTCTTGAAAGCGATCATAAATATAGAAACAATATTTGCATTTCATACACTTGCACTTCAAAATATAGCTTTGGTCTTTTGGTGTTTGGGTTAAAATAG